TCAGCTGTTTTGATATCAATCACCTTTTTAAAATCCTCCAACCTAAAATCTTGATTCCATCTTGCTTTAATAAAATCTTTTGATTTAGCTGTATTGTGTTTAAAATGCTTTCCTGTTTTTTTGTTTAAGTATTCGATAATTTCTTTATAGGGAATGGAATACACAGTCGGGTTGCCCGACAATATACTTCCATCATTATTAGTATTGTTATTATTAGTTAAATCATTATTAGTACTATTATTATTAGTAGTATGCGATTTACCATTAACGGTTTTTCCATTGTTGGTTTTACCGTTAACGGTTTTTCCAACGTTGGAAAATCGAATGTGGTGCGGTTGCTCATATACTAAGTACTCATAACCATTTAACCTACCACTTTTATCACGTTTTCTACTACGTTGAATGTATCCAATTTCTTCCAGTTCCTTGATTCCACTCTTTAAACCGCTAAGTCCATCAGTTGAATGTTGCTCTAGTTCTGTTTCGTAAATTTGCCAGTTATCAGGTCGACTTAACAAATAAAGTAGAATACCTTTAGCCTTCCAACTTATATTAGAATCATGTATAAAATCTTTGTGTACTGTGACAAAGTTGCCTGATTCTTTGTAAACTCTAAATGTTGCCATTTCGTTATCTCCTTTCTGCTATAATTTTGTTATCGCTACTGCGTTAGATTGGGGGTGAATAATTATGGATCCTATTTTAGGTAAAGGTATTGATAAAATTATTGAAGGCGCATCAAAAGGGCCTGTAGAAACATTCTCTAAAACTTGGGAACTTGTCTTTGGGAAATTCCACCTTTATGTGGATAAAGTTATTTATCAAAGAGAAGTAGAATTTGAAAAATTCAAAGAACAATTTAAAAAAGAAATATCTTCTGTACCTGAAAATAATTTACAAGAACCACAATTTTCTCTTCTAGGTCCTGCTCTAGAAGCTTCAAAGTTTTACATTAGTGAAAAAACTTTAAGTAATATGTTCGCAAAACTAATAGCATCATCTATGGATGACAGAAAAAACTCATTAACCCACCATTCATTTGTTGAAATAATTAAACAATTATCCCCAAATGATGCTATTCTTTTAAAACATTTAAAGAATCACGAAGTACATCCTGCCGTTAAATATAGAGCGGTTTTAAACCCAAAGAATGACGGTATGAATATATCGGACACGTTAATAAAAGACTCTCCGTTAGATATAGAATCAACCGAAATTTCAATTAATAACCTAGTAAGGTTAGGGGTTTTAAATGAAACTTTTGACATGTCTTACTTAACAAAAAAAGGAATTTATAATAAGTTTTATGCTCCTCAGTTTTTAAATCACTTTAATAAGATTATAGAAAAACAAAGATTTGTTTCGGGATTAGAATTTGTTAAAAGAATGTTAAAGTCAGGACACAACCTAGAAACAATAAGTAAACTTTCTGGCATTGAATTTGAAGTATTAAAGTTACATTACAGCCCCTGGGTAATAGACATCAAAAAAGGCTCAATTAGTTTGTCCGCCTATGGTAAAGCTTTTGTAAAAACCTGTATTAACTAAACGGAGATTTTAAAATTTTCTCCACTTTTACAGCATGCATAGCATTTCTAATCTCTTCCGCCAAGATGACGATTAGGAGTGCTATTTTTATTATTCTTAGTCTATTCATTCCTTTTTCTCTCCTTTCAACATTTTATTGAGCCTCTCATCAACTTTTATCCACGAGTCATGCAAGTGATATTTATCATCAAACGACTTAACACCAATTGCATGTTGCTCGTTGTGATGATCGCGACATAACGCTAATACATGTTTGTCATAGTGATTCATCTTGTTTCTGTTCATGCCTCTACCGACTGCTTCATAATGTGCTAAGTCAGCGTGAGGCTTTCCGCATATAATGCAATGACGCGTAACAGTTGCCCAATAAAGATAATTTTTATCTTCTTTCATTAATTTGCTTGTTTTATAATTTAATGGAATCGCATTTGTAAAAATCCACTCAAACATCGCTTCTATAATTTGCTTAGCTATAGTTCGAGAACAATTTGATAAAGATATGCGTTCTTCATAGCCATACAGAAACTTCACATAATCTTGGAACATTTGCCTCATATAATCTCGAGGTTGTCCTGTATGAGCTTCTATATCGTTACACAATGCGAATATCAATTTGCGTTGCTTGCCGGTAATTCGAAATGGATCTATGACGCTTACATCGACTTCTACATCAAATCCGTTATCAAGTAGTAATGTTTCTTTATTACCTAATTCGACACCCGAGATGACAACTGTTGTTGTGCCATCGTCTTGAGTGATATAACTAGTAATTTTCGGCATTTAATCATTCCAATCAGAACGGTAAGTCATCATCAGTAATCGCAGTGGTATTATCAAAAGGATTATTACCAGTTTGAGTTTGTCTTTGTTGATGATAATTGTTGTTTGGTTGTTGGTTGTTATTCTTCGGTTCTAAGAATTGAACACTGTCCGCTACTACTTCTGTCACAAATACACGTTGCCCGACTTTATTTTCGTAGCTACGTGTTTGTAGTCGCCCGTCTACACCTGCCAGCGACCCTTTAGAAAGGTAGTTTTTAACATTTTCAGCTTGTTTCTTGAACACTACTACGTTTATAAAATCTGCTTCACGCTCGCCTTGAGCATTCGTGAATGTTCTGTTTACTGCCAATGTGAATGTACCTACATTTACGCCATTTGGCGCGCTTCTTAATTCTGGGTCTTTTGTTAAGCGTCCTACTAATACTGCTCTGTTTAACATTATTGTTTCTCCTCACTATCCAATTGTTTTAATCCCGCATCTAATTTTTGGTGTGCTTCTGCGATTTGTTTTTGACTTAATTTATTAATGTTAGATATTTTTAGCCATCTCATCGTTTTATCGATAGTTGCATCTCGCCCTTTTTCTTGAGATAAGTTCACAAACTGATTTATACGCTCTTCTAATTCTGTAATATCGTTGTCACTTGCACTTGGTAGTTCTTCGCCGTTGTAAATATATAAGCCTAGACCGTGTAAAGCCGAAGCTTTAACGAAGCATCGTTTTTGTGCTTTGTTGATATCAAAAGTTGTTGCACTACCTTTAGCAAGTGATTTGTTTCTAAAGTCCAATACTGGAAGCCATTCAGTCTCTGTACTATCTTTCACAGTCACAGATACCTGTACAAAGTAGCCTTCTGGTGTAGCCAAATAAGGTACAAAATAGTTTTCTGTGCTAATATCTGGATGTGGAAACTCGTGCACTTTTACTGTGTAGTTAGGGTCAATCTTTTTTAACTCTTGATGTGCATATGACCATGCTAGATAAGTTAGTCCATTTTTTTGTTCTGTATGATCATTCACATTTTTACTGTTCAACTGTTCAAATAATGTTTGTTCAGTCATCTATTCTCCCACCTTTACCGTGTATGACGTTGGTTTCTCAACAATGCTGGCACCCTCTAAAACTTCACCGTTTGCGTCAATTAAAGTGCCGTTTTCAGTTACATTGAAGTCTTTCTTAATGTCTGATTGGCTAAGTTTCTTAGTTACTTTTACATAGTTGTCAAAACCTCGTTGCTCAAGTTGTTTAATAACTTCTTGCTCATTGCTAACTTGAATGACTTTTGAACCTTTTCTGGCTGTCACTTTTCCGTAAGGTGTATTCAACTTGAATTTGCTATCTTGTTCTTTTTGTATTCTGAAATATTCAATTACAAGGCTTTGTAAATATTCTTTGCCACTCTGTAATTTTTCTACTTCTTTATCTTTCCATTCGTTTATGCGTTCAATTTCTTTATTTGCTAACTCGTTGATTTCATTCTCTTTAGTTGTGATTGCATCTAGTTTCTTAAAGACCCAGTTAGCACTGTCTAAGTCTGTTACTTTGAATCGGTCGTCTTGTTCAAATGTTTCTAGTTCTCTCTCTTGTAATTCATTCACTTTTCATGCCTCCTACCATTTCATGACTAAGTTAATTAGTCTGTCCTGTTCGTCTGTGTTCTCTTCAATCCATTCGTTTATAACGTCGTGCATTGCATCCATTGCAATATATAGTTCGCTTAAATCTACGACATGAAATGATTTAAGTGGAACATTATTCATATCCTTAACTTGTATACTGATACCGTCATGTCTCTTCATCGCAGACACTTTAAATTCGAACCCGTTAAAGTTTATAATTTTATTTTTTATCTCACCCGCTTTGTAATACATTCTTTTAGTCCTCCTTGTATTCTTCGTACTCCTCTTCGCACTCCTCGTTATCTTCTTCGTTTTGTAATTCATAAATTTTGTTTTTCAGTTTTATATTTTCTTTTTCCAATTTTTTGTTTTTTCTTTCTTCCGCAAAATACTTACCTCTGTAAGTATCTTCTTCTTTATCTTTAACAGCCTTTATTTCAATAAGTTTTCTGTACTCGTTCAATGTGATTGTTACTGTCAATTCTTGATTTGCTACAAAATTATCTTCTTCATTTCTGTATCCTGAGAAATCTTTAGTGTAATAATGTTGTTCTGTTTTAATATTTTCAGCCATAGTTGACTACCTCCGTATATTTTGATTTAATTAAGTTGTATATTTTGATGAACACTTACTGTTACTTGTTGGCGCAAGTAGCAGTTTTTTATTCTTCATAAAAGTATTCTTTATAGAATATGAAAGTTGCAATACTTGCGAATCCCGCAATTGACCACGCTGTAGTGAAGTATAGAAACGGCATGAGTACAATCGCTAAGACTGTGAAGCATAATACTGCTAATAAGTAGCTTTTATAAGTTTTACTCATTTGATAACTCCTCCTATAATTCGTATTCATTAATCATTAAATTGGTACCGATAAATTGAATAGCTTTGTCAATTTTTATATAACGCTTTTGTCCTCGACCAAATCTGTACATGCATTCTTTTTGAAAGTCTTTATTCGAGTAGACTTTTTTCTCTAGATCATCTTTTGAAATGCCACTTATTTTTACAAACGCATTTGCGTCTGCATATCCGATGTATTCCATATTCTTCCCCTCCTATATTTCGTTTTCGAATTTCATTTCAATTTGCTTGATTCTGTATAACGTAGCTTGTGACGGGAACCAGTTAGCAATCATTTCAATTACATCGTCGAAATGTTTTTGTCTTACATTCGTTCTTGAGCTTGCACCAGTCATCTTTTTCACTTCTGAATTAATATCCCTGAATAATTCGCTACGTTGTTTTTGATTCGTTATCGCATGTAGCCTTTGGATATGTGCAACTCTTTGATTAATAGTTCTAGTTAAGAAATTGTAGTCTCCCGCATCCAATTTTTGATTTTCTTTCAAATCAATAACATCATCTTTTACGTTTTTAATTTCTTGTTTAGTTTCTTCTGTAGCTTCAAACATTAATCTCAATGCTTGCATTGGGTCGCTAGGCACTTGGTACGCTCCGGTTTTTCTTAAAGTTGGTAAAACTTCCGAAGTTACCCAGCGTTTGAATCGTTTTGCATTTTCTAATTTGCTAGAAAAGATTAAACTGTATAGTCCTGATTCGTTGATGATCGTTACATTTCTGTTTTGACCTGCCGTCGCGATTTGCGACGTCAGCTTATCTTCTGCATCAACATGTTTTGACAAAGCATCTCGTCCGTTTGCATATCCTAAAATGTCAGCAACATCTTTCCCTATAAAATATGGTTCTCCATCAACTTCTAATGTCCTTACTGGTAATTCTTCAAAATTAAATGTTTGTAATTCTTGCATAATGTTTATGCTCCTTTCGTGTATAATGTTGTTATCAACCTAAGGAGGTGATAAGTATGAAACTTCTAGTTACTTTAAAGGATGGTTCAAAAAAACATGTTTCGGATTTAAAGAAAATTGTTTTTCCAGGATATGAAGGAATTGAAACTGTTACAAAAGAGGAAATCGAAACATTTTTTCTAGACCCTACTAAAACTTATGTGTTTGTTGGATCTCAAACTCTAAGTGTGGAGGCAGGGCAAATCCTTACCGTTGAATTTAGCTAACCTTTTTCAACAACTCTGCAACTGCTCGCAACAGTTCAGGGTTGTTGTTTCTTTCTAAACAGTAACTAGCATGCTTTAGTAATTTGAGTTTTAATTTATTTTTTTCTTTCGCGATTCTAAATTTTTGTAACATTTGTTATGCCTCCTTTGCATTTCCAAAAATTTAATCTAACTTAAATTCTTTTCCATCTATTAATCCATAAAAGTTATTTTTTAAATGCGGATGTCTTTCAAGCGTCATTTCAATAAAACGCGGGTCTATCATTAAGTCGTAGCCATCGTTGTATTGAATATTAACGGGTCGTCTATTACCTTCTTCGTCATAGTAGTAATAGATGACTTTTTTGTTTTGAGCTTGCATTGTTCGTTCCTCCTATTAAGATGTTTGTTTTTCTCCTAAAAACTTATTAACAAAGTATTGTTGTCCTTTGCCTGTTACTTTTGG